AATTCCCCTCCGAATAAATATGATGCGACAGGTCTTATGCAGATGACCCCAAACACAGTTTGGGAAATTTTGGTAAAATGGCAAGTTATGGTAAATTCCCCGCTATCTACTAAAGCAAAATCTTTTTTCAATAAAGCGATTCCGTCAAGTAAAAATTTCAACGCTAATGTACTTCCGAGTTCGGCAGTAAAAAGCGAAATACGCAAAGCATTACAAAATAATCCTGAATTCAATATAGCAATTGGTACTGCTAATTTAAGATGGCTTTTAGAAGCATTTAAAGAGGGCAACGTTGCGAGTATGAATAAAGTTATGGTTTCCTACAATGCGGGTTACTATGCTATGAGAAATAAGGTAAAAGGTGCTTTAACAACTCAACAATTAATCAATAATAAATCTATTCCTTTGGAAAGCAGAGGTTATTTGTTAAAAATGTTAGGCGTAAACGGTTTTTTAGACCTATGGTTTAAAAAGTAATTATAAACAAAAACAAGAAACAAAACAACAACCTAATTAAGTAATGATAAATTTAAAAAAAATAAACAATTAAATATTAAAATTATGAAAAAAGGTTATTTAGTAGGTGGTTTAGCGATTGTAGGTGCAATAGCATTATTTATGTATTTAAAACCAAAAAACAAAGCAAATTCAGAGGGTTTTTACGGGGCAAATGGTAAGTTAAGCACTAAAAACATAGCTTCAAGAGCTAACGCAGGTGGAATTAGATGTAGAAGACCTGACGGTACTTATTACAGTCAACAAGCAGGGGCAACTCAATGCGTATATGGTAGCGATGTAAGAGTGTCTTAATTTAAGGTAATTAATTTTAAAAAATAAGTAAAATGAAAAAAGAATATATCATAGGTGGGTTAGCATTAGTAGGAGTTATTGCACTTTTTGCTTGGTACAGTAAACCAAAGAAAAATTCAGACGGTTTCTTTAGTGCAACAGGCGGTTGTGGTTGTGGGGCTTAATAATGGCTTATAAAATTTTACCATATTCAAAAGCACAGGCGAATAAGTTGGGGGTTGAAATAAAACCCTCAACAAATTCCGTTAAAAAAATTGATGTTTTTAAAAATGGTAAAAAGATTGCTACGATTGGGGCTTCGGGTATGAATGATTATCCGACCTATTTGGAAAAAGAAAAAAAAGGGTATTTCCCGAAAGGGTATGCTAAAGAAAGACGTAGGTTGTATAAGCAACGACACGAAAAAGACCGTAATAAAACAGGGTCGAATGGTTGGTATGCGGATAAAATATTGTGGTAAATGGCTTTAATATACGAAAATAAAGTTCCTGTTTCATACAGAATACCTTTTATTAAAAAGGTAAGCGAAATTTCATCAAGAATAGGGATTAACCCTAATTGGTTAATGGCGATTATGTACTTTGAGAGTGCGGGTAGTTTTAGCCCGTCAAAAGGTAATAATATTGGTTGTTATGGTTTAATTCAATTTTGTCCTGATAGAGGAAAAAATTATAAAACAGTTAATGGCAAACAATACCTTATGTCTGATATTAAAAAAATGGACTATTCTGAACAATTAGATTTAGTTTATGAGTATTACAAAGCATATACAGGTAAATTAAAAAGTTACACAGATACCTATTTTGTAACATTTTTTCCTTTGGCAATAGGTAAGCCCGATGATTGGGTTATTCAAGGTGGTGGTTTTACCGCAAGTCAAATATACAATTCAAATCCTGCTTTTCATCAAGTAAAAGATGGTAAAATTAGAGTTTGGGAAGTAAAGAAAAAAATATTAGAAAAACTACCGAGCGAGTGGCTTTACGAGGGAAATATTGGTTTAGTAGTTAAATCATACAAGAATTATATTGCAGTTGGTATATTATCAATATTAGCAGGATTAACATTATATTATTATTATGGTAGAAGCAGTGCGAAATAGTCAGACGGGAACGCCAAATGAAGAAATGGATAAGACGATAAAAAAAGACGTAAATGCTCAAATACATCAGCATTTATCTACAATTTTTGTTGTAGTAGGTATCATATCTTTTACATTAGGTGCAATTGTAAATTGGTACACAATTCAAAGAATTAAAGGCGGAAAAATATAATGAAAATATTCGGACAAGTTTTAGATACAAATGATGAGCCAATGGCATCAGCAAATATTACTATCGTTACAGGAGTAAACGCTAATAATATGGGTACTTATGCTGATTTGGACGGTAATTTCGTTTTAGAAAGTCCTGATATTGAAAGCGATTCCCGATTTAAGGTTTCTTATGTCGGCTATGTATCTCAATTTTTTAATGCAAATGAATTACAAGGTAAAAAAGTAAAATTAAAAGACGATGTGGAAGAATTGCAAGAAGTTGTAATTTCCGCAGGTTCAAAACCATCTAATACTTCTACTTCGCCTAATGTAGTTGAATCTAACAAACAAAAATTTGTACAACACTTACAAGACCATAAATTCGTTTATGCGGGATTAGGTGGATTGGCAGGAATATTATTAATTGCGAAAGCATTTAAAAGATAAAAAAATAAGATTATGGCAAAGTATAAAGTAGTCAAAGAAATAAATTGGGGAAGTGGTTTTTATCACGACAAAAATGACAATGCAGTCCCTATGAATAATTACGCTCCTAAAGTCGGAGAAATTATTGAATTAGGAGAAGTGCAGACCATTACAAGACCTCCTTTAGTAAGTGTAAAAGGATTTTTATGGGAATTTAAGCCTGTAAGTAAACTCGACAGTTATAGTTCTCAAATTATACCATTAGATTCGCTTGAATTAGTTGATGAAAACTTGCAAACAAAAAGCGATTCAGTTTCAAAATATGTTTTTAAAGAAGATTTCGAGGCAATTGGTACAAATACAAGTGACGAAAGTCGTTCAGACTTTCGCTCAATAAAATTAAAACACAAATTTAAAAAAGGCGAAGTTTTTGAGGGTAAAATAATACCTATAAACGCAGGGGCAAACCCTGAAGCAAAAGCATATAATGTTGAAATAATTACTCCAAATAATTTTACAGGAGACGAAAGATTCGTTATGTATAATGGGGTATTTCAAGTTCCTGAAAGAGTAGTAAGTAAACAAACATTTTTACAAAAACACAAAAACCATTTACTAATCGTTGGAGCATTAGTAATTGGATATTTAGCATATAAAAAATTTAATAAATAATAAATTAAAAATAAAAGTTATGGAAACTAAAAAAATATTATTGATAGGTGGTGGAGTAGTAGTTGCTTATTTACTTTACAAAGGATGGAGTGATAAAAAAGCAAAAGATTTAATTGCTTCTAATTTAATTGCCTCTGATTTAGCAACAAAAACCGCAGATTGCGAAGCTAAATTTTTAGAAAATGAAAAAACAGTTAGAAGAAGTGCAGGTTTTGATAAGGTTGCTTATAAAACGCAATTTATGAAAGACTGTTTAAATGCTACACCTGAAACAGGCGGGGCAGAAATACCTCTTGGAACAGGTGGAATTAAAACACCACAAGAAAACCCAATTAAAGGCAATATAATGCCTTTAAAGAGCAATACAATGACTCTTGACGACAATATTATAAGAGGTCAAGCAGAACAAGCAGAATTAAGTTTTGCAGGGACTAAAGGAAAATCTTTAGCGGGACAATATTATAGATAAAAAAATGGAAAATAAAAATTTATTGCTAATTGGCGGTGGTCTGCTAATAGCTTATTTAGTTTTTAACAATTTAAAAGCAAATAAAAGAGCAAATGATTTAGAAACGATGGTTGCTTCTATGAATCAAGCAACACAGGAAAATAATATTCAATTAAGCAATGTAGGTCAATTAGCTTCTGAAGTTGTTGAAACTCCTGCTCCTGAACAACCGCAACAAAGAGTTAGGCTGAATGAAATGCCTTTGTCAACTCGTTATTAAAAATTAATAAAAACCTTATGGCAAAATATAAAGTAAATAGTAGAACATCAATTTTGAAAACAAATCCAAATAAAAAAGATATGTTTGGAGATGCAGGAACTGACGTTGTTGGAACTCTTGAAGTTGGAGATGTTATTGAAATTGCAAAAACAGGTGGTGGAGGTCGTGGCGTAGTAATGACACCATATCTTATTTTTGCAGACGATACATATATAATTGGAGATAATGCAGATAAAGTAGATGATTCAACTCCATTAACTTCAAAAGCAACCTTGATGACAAGATTAATACCTCAAGGATTTTTACAAAAACACAAAACTAATTTACTAATTTTAGGAGGATTGGTATTAGGATATTTAGCATATAAAAAATTTAATAAATAAAAGTTATGGAAACAGAAGTATCAGTAGCCCCCGTAGCACCTATACAAACAGTAGCACCTATTCAAACGGTAGCACCATCGTCAGGTGGTGGCGATGACGTATTTGAAAATATGAGTTCACAAAAGCCAATGGATTTAAAAAGTTTACTTATATTTGGTCTTTTAATCGCATTTTCAATATACGGAATAACGTATTACAGAAAAGCGATTTCTAAATTGAACGAGGATAAGAAGCCAAACGAGGACTTTTTGAATTTAGTAGATGACGTAGAAGAAGTGAAATACAATGTCAAAAAAGCATTGGGTCAGAAATATTCAACGACTTAATAATAGTTTATGTCAACAGTAGCGAAAAAAGATAATTCAGCAGTTTTATTAGTAATACCTTTAGGTTTTGCTATTTATTCATATACTCAAAAGTATAGTTTTGGGAAAGGTGCTTTAGTAACTGTTTTAGGAACTTTAGCAGTAGGCGTTGCAGTTGGTATTTATTCCGTAGCTTCGTTAACTTCTAAATTAGTTGATAAAAACTATAATTAAAGAAGATTAAACCAAGTATAACAACAAAAAAACAATGGAAAAGAGTAAAGGTTTAGGCGATACCATTGAGAAAATTACTAAATTTACAGGAATTAAAGCGGTTGTAGATGCGGTAGTAGAAGACTGTGGTTGTGAAGCAAAAAGAGATTGGTTAAACGGTAAAGTGCCTTATGACGGAAAAAACGTTCAAAGAATATTAAAATTATTTAAAAAATAGAATCAATAACAATTAAAAAACAGAAATTATGGCAAAAGCGGTAAACGGGTATTTCAAAGCAATGTTGGAAGCCAAAAAGAGTAATTCAGCATCTTTCGAGTACAATGGTAAAACTTATGTAGCTTCAAAGACAAAAACAGGTTTAACTGTTTATAAAGCAAAATAATCGTGAATACGAGAGATTTTCTTTTAGTAGGCACGGGTTTAGTTGTCGGGTTCTTTGTAAAAAGAACTTTAGACAACAAAAACGCACTTGATTTGGCAAATAGAGTTGATTCGCTTCCTGATGATACAAACTATGTATTTTCTCAAAAGTACAAAGATTGTGAGGCAAGTGTAAGTCAAGATATGGAACGGTCAAGATACGCAGGAAATGTTGATTTAGTTGCTATGAAAAAATCTTTAATTGACGACTGTATGAAAGCAGTATAAAAATAAAAATTATGAACAAGAGAGATATAATTTTATTTGGTGTAGGGGCATTTGCAGGATACCTATTGGTAGGCTATTTGAATAAAAACAAAGTAGCTTCAGGAGCAACCGATACAATGGGTTTACCTGATACCTCTTCTCAAACAGTACCGCCTGAAACAATAGGTTCTACTGATTCAAATGGCGGAGAAACATTAGTTGACCCAAGATTGACTTTATGCGAGGAAAATTGGGGTAAATTTTCATCTACACAAAGATTTGGTTCAGCAGAACAAGCACAATCAGTACACGATAATTTTATTACAAGTTGTTTAGCTAAAGGATAATAAATTGTAACTATGGAATTTAACGATTTAACATACGGAAATCCAACTGTTGAGGATTTAGTTTACATTCAGGGAAATGGATTGACAGACGACCTTTTTGAAACATTAAAGTCCAAGTTGTCATATCCAAAAAATGATTCTGAATTAGTTAAGGACGAACTTAACGAAATTGTAGATGCTTTGGCGACAATGGCTCAACCTGAAAATCAAAACTATTTAAAAAGATACAAGTCTTACGACAGGAATTTAATTCAGGCTTTTTCAGCAATATTTAAGCAAAGAAATATTGATGTTGAACAATTGTGTAAAGACGTAGTTATGGATATGCAAAATTTGATTTATAAATTAAAATTTTACTATCAAAGACCACGACCAAAGCAAATTGCGCAATATTACAAGTTAAAATTATTTCCATACAAAAGTTTTTCAGCACACACGCCATCGTTCCCTTGCGGACATTGCGTACAAGCAATTGTAATGCTTAACGTAATAGGAAATAAAAACCCTACTGAATATCCGTTCTGTAAAGAACTAATTGAAGATATTGCATACAGTAGAGTATATTTAGGACATCATTTTCCAAGCGATAATGACGGAGCAAGAGAAATTGGTAAAGCGATTTTAAAACACCCTGAATTTGCGAAAAAATACGGCATATAAATTTATTTGTACGCCTTAATAAAAACCAAGACTAAACTAACAACAATTATGAAACACGAGGAATATGAACTACAAAAATCAGTAGCCCGTTATTTATCTTACCAATATCCAGATGTTGAATATATGTCGGATACTATTGCCTCTGTAAAACTTACCGAAAGACAGGCAGGGCGAAACAAACTTGTTCAAAAGAACAATTTTAAATGTCCCGACCTTTTAATATTCGAGCCACGCAATAACTTTTGTGGCTTATTTATAGAGCTTAAAATACAAACCCCTTTTAAGAAAGACGGCACTATTAAGGCTTCTCAAAAAGACCATTTAAAACTACAACACGAATGTTTGCTTAAACTAACCTCTAAGGGTTACAAGGCAGTTTTTTCGTGGGGTTTTGATATGACAAAGGAAATTATTGATGAATATTTAACACAATAAATATGGGGCAAGAAACTAACAACGTATCAAAGGTTTTAAAGGAATTAGATAAAACCATTCAGCTAATAGGAACAGAAAAACTTCTTGAAATCTTAAAGTATTCAAGGATGACTACTACAAACATAACCGAAACCCAAATCAATAGGTCGTTGGATATTATAAAAATAGTCTGCGATGAATTTGGAATTAGCATAAGTGAATTCTTCGACAATAATAGAAAAACAGGAAGAAGAGTAACAATAGGCGTTTCGGCTTTTATAATACAAAAGGAAATGAATTTAAGCAATTCTGATATTTCATACATTTTGAAAAAATCAGATGAGGCTGTATCTTTGTATAAACAAGAAATAATCAGATTAAATTCAAACCACCCTCAAGACAGACAGGTATTAGAAAAAATAAAAATAATAAGCGAAACTTTAAAATTAA